GAAGCAAGAATTTATCAACTGGTTTAGACGAACCAGTAAAACCAAAATTTACACGCTCTGCGAAGGGTAAACCTTGTTAATTTTTTTTTTGGCATTAAGCGTGCCATTTTAAATCTTCAAGGGTGTAAAGTTATTATTTATACTTTCGATTCAGCTTTCAAAAACCAATCATCTAATGAAACTGAACCACGATTTCGACCTCTTCTTTTTTGATGCTTTTAGTAGCGGAAATGGATAACTCTTCTCTCTTTTTTCGTGTCTTGGAATTATCTACCACGGTTTCCTTTCTTTTGGAAGTGCTGTTACGATTATTCATGTCCTTTTCGATGGTTTCATAATTTTCCTCTATGTAATCAATGACCTTATTTTCAAGGGCCCATTTAAAAAAATTTAGTTGTCCGATTGTGGTCTCAATACTGGTTCCGTTCTTATACGGAATGCTTATCCTATCCCAGCGACAAAAAGGGTCAAAACGTTTCTTACTGTATGCTTTCAATTTGAGCTTGTAATCGAAATATACTTTAAACCTTATGGTGTCACCGTTTGTTGTAGAAATTGGATACAGGGTGTAGTTTTTTTTTGCATAATTCGTCGCAAACCAATCTACAATACGGAGTGATATTTTTGATTCTCCAGTAATTATTTTAAGCATTTTATTTAAATAATTGTCATTTTTATAAAAATCCATTAAATTATTTAGCAATAGTTCATTTTGTGTAGTATAATTAGCAGCAACACTCATTATGTTTAATTATTGAAAATTTTTTAAGTAATTATATGATAAATAATTATATACATTGTTTATATAATTTTATTTTAATAAACTTTTAACCTATATAATATATATATAATGTCAGATTTAATGACTAGATTTTTTGGTCCTTTAACAAAAGAAGCCTGTGTTTATTTTAAAATTTTTACAGTGCTCTTTTTCGTTGTTTTAATGTTTACCATATTTGTTGAAATATTATTCATATTTAAAAATTACAATAAATTAAATTTTAGAGTATTTGTAAGCGGCGTTTTATTATTGTTTAATTCATTTATGGCATATTTTGTGAATAGATTATTATACACGATGTGTTCTAAATCATTAGCATAATCAGGTTATATATTGTATTATTTTATTCAGCTACATTTGCACTTGCTCTTGTTGACCCCTGTGTAGTATTAATTGGTTTCAAAAATTGGTCTCTAATTGATACATCATTTACGTAATTAGTTTCACCTAAAAACGGATTAAATCCTATTTGTTGAACCATATCTCTATCTGATATTTTCGTGTCTAATTCTTCTCTCTTGTTTGAAACTTTAAATCCTGAATTTGCAATAGTTTGATTCAATATTTCCCAAGTGTTTTCATCATAGTTCAAAGATGATGTGTATGCTGATGAATCCATATCTTTGCTAAATTGTTTATTCTCTAATTCTTGCACATGTTTTAATCTTCTAGACCTTTCATATGGTTCTCCTTTTGTCCATTTCCATTCCATATCAATAATAATACAATATGTTAAAAATATTATGAACAAACTTATTTTACTCGTGTTTTATGATATTTAGTTATCTTGTTTTATGATATTTAATTGTTTTGTAAATAAAAATTTTTCATCTGTTCTTCTTCTTCTTTTTAAATTACATTCTAAACATGCCAGGTGATAATTATTAATATTATGCCCTTTATCGTTATCAACCCTATCCACCGACCATTGTTTCATTTCTCTCGAAATATCGTATAAAACATTCATTTCTGATTTACAATACCTACATTTTAACTGACATTCTATCATTTTATTTATTACCGATTCAAAAGTTAAAAATTCTTCTTCGCAAAGTTTTTTTTTCAATTTATCTTGTTGTTTATAACTTGATATTTTTTTATTTATTTCTTGTATGGCAATTTTAGAAACATTGTCGACATAATGTAAATGATTATTTGATATGTCTATTATCATTTTCATTTGATTTGCGTAATCATAATATTGAATATCAAAGCCCCAGTTATCGGCGGATACCCTTTTTTTAACCTCTTTTTCTTGGCTTGTCTTTGTTAACTGTTTCATTTTATATTTGTTATTCGTTCCTGTTATGTTTATTTTTTTTGAATTATCATCCATAAATATATATAATAGTTAAATTTACTATTTTATCTGTATATTATATATTTTGTAAACCTACATAAAATTTGCATAATAAATATATATTTTGTGAAAGTGAGTTAAACTTAACATTATATAATATTATATAAATGGAAGTAAATATTATAGAAGTGGATGAGTGTCAAGAGTTAAAAAATATTAAATATAAAACAATGTTATTAAATGGCGCTCCATTACATGAAACAAAATCATCAAACGACCTTTCTAATCTTGAAAAATTCTTGGAAGATGAGAAAAAAAATAATAGTAATGAACCTTGGTGCAAATTAAATAAAACAATCAAAACCAAAAAACTATTAGAATTCGCAGAAACATATTGTAAGGAAAAAACCCTCGATGAAGATGAAGTAAGATTATTAAACGCTTTTTTAAAAGATAGTCTTGACAAAAAAAAATTATCAAGAGTAAAGGATGTTATTTATGATAAAGTGACTGGTATAATCAAAGACATTCCTGCATTGCTGTATACCAAATCTAAAAAGCATTTCACATTAAAAAATGTAGATAAAAGAATTTCCACATTGAAATCATTGGCTCCAAAAAAAAGTCAAGGAAGCATTAAAAATAAATTAATAAATCCAGTGGATATAATGAACGATTCCGATACGGATGACGAAAAGTAAAATAATTTGATATTATTAATTATGGTAATAATATTAAACACATATATGTATTATATATAGTTATATTAATAAATATGTTTCTTTCTGATTTAGAAGATTTGGAAGATATTTCAAATCTATTAGATTTTGAAGACCAACCATCTATATTTACCGAAGAGTATGCGGTTGAATTAGTCGAAACAGCCCTGCATTTGATGGATGAATATATATTATGTAATCCTCATGTTATTTCCGAACCTGATTTTCATGATATTTTATTAGAAGAAATAAAGGACATCTTCTATATTCAAATAGAAGATTATATTGAAGGTGAAAATTTGATAAATAGCGACGATATAGAAGATGATATGAATGAACTACTAGAAGATGCGTTTCAGATTTTTATTACCGTTTTTTATCCTGACAAATGTATTGGCATGTATAATGACGATAAAAAAACAGGATTAGAATTTAAATATGACGATGAAGAACTAGCTATTATCGAAAAAAAAATACAAATGTTGAGAGATATTCCTCAACCAGAACAAAGAACCTCAGAATGGTATAAATTTCGATGGAATTTAATAACAGCAAGTAACGCTTGGAAAGCATTTGAATCCCAACCAGCAATTAACCAATTAATCTACGAAAAATGTCAGCCATTAAAAGTTATAAATGATGAAGAAGAAGATATAAAAATGGTGAATACAAATACGCCGTTACATTGGGGTCAAAAATACGAACCATTAACAGTAATGATGTATGAGCGCGATTTTCAAACAAAAGTGGAAGATTTTGGTTGCATTCAACACCCTAAATATAAATTTATAGGAGCATCACCTGATGGTATTATTGTGAATAAAGAATCAGAACGGTACGGACGCATGTTGGAAATTAAAAATGTGGTAAGTCGAGATATAAATGGTATTCCAAAGAAAGAATATTGGATACAAATGCAACTACAAATGGAAGTATGTGATTTAGATGAATGTGACTTTCTAGAAACTAAATTTACCGAATATCCAGATGAACAAGCATTTATGAATGATACATTCAAAGAGAATTTAGTAAACGATAATGAAGGTAACGGACCAGACCAGAATTTAACTATTTCTTTAGATAATAAAACAAAAGGTATTATATTATATTTTCACACAAAAGAAGGTAAACCATTTTATAAATATAAACCGCTTGATATAACAAAGGAAACGGAAATTAAGATATGGGAGGAAACAGAATTGGAAAAATATGAATCAGCACCATATAATTATACTTTTTTAAAATTTATTTATTGGAAGCTTGAGAAACTCAGTTGTGTCCTAGTATTGAGAAACAAAGAATGGTTTAAAAATAATATTGGGCAATTAGAAAAAGTGTGGAAAATAATTGAAGAGGAGCGAGTATCTGGTTATGAACACAGAGCACCTGTTAAAAAACACAAGAAAGATGCATTGAAGCCTTTTATAGAAAAAGACCAATGCTGTCTACTTAAATTTACAAACATAATCAAGATAGACACTAGTAATGACAGTGTGTAAGACACGATTACAGATTTGGTTTTTTATAGAAATCGAATAGTGGAGCAAAAACCTCTTATTTCGGTTTATAATTTTTGTTCTTTTTTGTTCTATTCCTTTTATTTTTATTCTTTTTAGTTTTATTCTTTCGAGAACTCTTTTTGTATTTTTTACCACCTATTGTCAATGGAGGGGGAGGTAGAGAAGAATCTAGACTTGGAGGAGGGGGAGGTAGGGAAGAATCTAGAGTGCCTGTTGTTTCCTTTTTAATAATTTGTATTTCATATATCGCCTTATCTGATTTTGCTTGACAATGATCCGCACTTACTGCGTTTGGATTGGCGCCTAACATTTGTCCTGTTGTGCTTGCTACACATTTTTGTTCTGTTCTGACAAGTTCATATAATTGGTTTGTAGTATCATCTAATATTTTTGTTATATAATCGCGTTTCACAATTCCAGAAATTACTCCAATTTTATTCATATTAAAATAAGGATTGTCCATATCTACATTTTCTCGTCTTGGAACAATGGATGTCCCAATTTCTTTACAACAATAAACAGTTTCATCATTATTTTCATAAATAGGTCTCATTTGTTCTTTGTTTATCGCAAAAAAAGATTCGGTTAATTTAAAAACTAAATTGCCTTCATCTTCATTAATAAATTTGCCTACTTCTACTTCTCCTTCAATTGGTTCAGAAGCAGTTTTTCCTAGACATTCAACATATTTGGCATTGGAAATATTAAGCTCTATGGTATTGGAATTATCACCCTCTCTGGTATTGGAAATACCTTGCTGTCTATAAGGTTCATCATTATGCCATTCACCCTCATATACTTCACCATTACTATAAGTCATTTTTCCTTGTCCGTTTCTCTTATCATCAACCCAATGGCCTTCATAAACATCACCATTGCTATATCTCATTGTTCCGTTTCCGTTTCTCTTATCTAGATGCCATAAACCAAAAAATACATCGCCATTTTTATATTTCATTTTTCCTACGCCTTGACACTTGGTAACGCCATTAATCCTACTTCTATATAATTCGCCTTCATAGTCGCCTCTCTCATCGCTATACCTACCAAGCAATCCGCCCATTTGTTTCTTCCTTAATGTTTTTCTTCTATTTTTCATATTCTTTTTATAATATGAAAATATTATTTTTTAACTAATTAGATAGAGCTTTTAGCGGTTCTTTTTCTTCTAATTCTGTTATTCTTGCTTTATCATCAATTACGATACTATTATATAGTAAAAATATTTATACAATTTTTTATTATATTTTGCGCGAACTTAAATGTCCAAAGGTGTAAAAATAATTCTATAAAATTATCCTAATCAGGGTCGATTTAACTATAATTTGGTTGATTCAATAAAGTCCATAATATTGACGAGATATTTGCAAGTGTAAAAGTTGCCTAGTATAATATATTTTGCATATTGGTTCTAAATGGTAGTAAATTGACATCGGTGTCGAAATAACCTATACGTGTTCCGCATTCAGGATTGACTTGTGGTAATGGCTCTACATAGTTAGTTTTTAGGAATTTCATATTATATAAAGCACCACACATAGAAGCAGGCATACATGTTCCTTCATCTGGCGTATCAGGGTATCTAATATTATTTGTGATTTGTTTATACGAACCTAATTTAAATATTGGATATTGCCACCATATGTCACTTGCATCATTCTCGGAAATCGCATTTTTACCAATTGCTGGATAAATGTCTTGCACTAATACTTCCGTTTGAGATGCTGGATAATTACCATTTGCATTATCTAAAGTATAATTTGAAAAATGTTCTATTTTCTTAAATGATTCAGAAATTTTAAAAAATAATGGTAATCCTATAGCTAATACTAAAATAATAGATAAAAATACAATTTGATTCATATATAATATATTTTATATAATATTTTTTGCATATTTTGTATAAAACAGGTTTAAAAATAAACAACGAACTTATATAATAATGGAAACTTCTACAGAAATGCGTGTAACGAAACGTGATGGTGAATTGCAAGATGTGGCATTTGACAAAATATTAGAACGAGTAAAAAAACTGGGTCAGGAAGCAAACATACATATCAATTATTCTTCCCTTGTAATGAAAGTGATTGACCAATTATACGATAAAATACCTACTGCAAAAATAGACGAATTAGCAGCCGAACAATGCGCAGCACTTTCTGCAAACCATCCAGATTATTCCATATTAGCCGCACGTATCATTATTTCAAATCACCAAAAAAATACGGATAACGAATTCTCAACTGTTATGAGAGATTTATATAATTTTAATAATTTCAAAGGGGAAAACAAACCGCTGGTATCCCAAGAATTATGGGAATTTACCAATCGCTACGCAGAAGAGCTTAATTCAATGATTGACCATAATAGAGACTATTATATTGATTATTTTGGATTTAAAACATTAGAGCGCGCGTATTTGTTTAAAATTAATAATAAAATTGTTGAACGTCCTCAGCATATGTGGATGCGCGTTGCCATTGGTATTCACGGAAATTTACATTCAAATAAACCACAAGAGACCTTATCTTTCGTAAAGGAAACATACGACTTAATGTCGCAAAAATTCTTTACGCACGCGACTCCCACACTTTTCAATTCTGGAACACCTAGACCACAATTATCTAGTTGCTATTTGATTGCCATGGAAGATGACAGTATTGAAGGTATATATAACACTTTAAAAGATTGTGCGCAAATCTCGAAATATTCTGGTGGAATAGGTCTCCATATTCACAATATTCGAGCGAAAGATTCACATATTCAAGGGACAAATGGAAAAACAGACGGCATAGTTCCTATGCTTCGTGTGTTTAATAGCACGGCACGTTATGTAAATCAATCTGGAAAACGCAATGGCTCATTTGCTATTTATTTGGAACCTTGGCATGCAGATGTGGAGGATTTTTTAGAAATGAAGAAGAATCATGGAGACGAAGAATTAAAGGCTCGCGACCTTTTTTACGCTTTATGGGTTCCAGACCTTTTTATGGACCGTGTAAAGAATAACGCCAAATGGGCTCTATTTTGTCCGCATGAATGTCCTGGACTGTCTGACAATTATGGTGACAAATTTAAATATCTTTATGAACAATATGAACGCGATGGTAAAGCAAGAAAAACGGTAAATGCACGCGATTTATGGTTTAAAATTTTGGATGCTCAAATGGAAACAGGCACACCCTATATTTTATATAAAGATGCTTGTAATGAGAAATCAAATCAAAAAAATATTGGAACTATTAAAAGTTCAAATTTATGTGTTGCCCCTGAAACGCTAGTTCTTACCAAAACTGGACATATCGCAATACAAGATATGGTTGGTCAAACAGTAGACGTTTGGAATGGAGAAGATTTTTCAAGTGTTGAAATTGTAAAAACAGGTGAAGACCAAGAATTAATTGATGTATACACAGACGATGGGTCAAAACTAAGTTGCACTCCATATCATAAATTTTATATTCAGGAAACGTATTCAGAAAATTCAGTTAAAATGGTCGAAGCAAAAGATTTACGTCCTGACGACAAATTAATTAAATGTGATTATCCTTGCATCGATGGGTGTGATAAATTTTTACATCCTTATACACATGGGTTTTTTTGCGGCGATGGAACATATGCGAATATTAGTGAAAATCAAGAATCCCCATGTAAATTTAAAGCATTTAACGGTCATTTCTTTTGTAAACGACATATAGATTATGAAACAGAAGATTATTTATTAAATAATAATGTGGATTTAGAAGATGGAATACCTTGCCAAGCAAAGTCTTATTGCAAAAAACCTATGAGTTATTTATATGGAGATAAAAAGGCATTACTGTCACATATGAATTACAGAACATATACTGAAAACAATGACCGATATGTCTTGAATTTACCACTTGATATTGCCGAAAAATTTGAAACACCTTCACATAATTGTTCGATAAAAGATAAACTAGATTGGTTTGCTGGTTATTGTGACGCGGATGGTTCTATTTGCAAAAACGGTGAAAACGAACAATTGCAAGTATCGTCAATAAATTACGAGTTTTTACAAAACGTTAAATTACTACTACAAACTTGTGGAATAAATCCAAAAATTAAATTATCGCAAAATCGAGAAAAAAGCTATTTACCAGATGGTAAAGGTGGTCATAAATATTTTAATGTTAAACCTATTTACCGTTTATTAATAACCTCTTGTGATTTATATGATTTGATACAGTTGGGGTTTTCTCCAAAAAGACTAAAAATGAGTGGTAATAAACCAGCTAGAAATGCAAAACAATTCATTAAAATATTAAAGGTTGAAAATAATAATCGTATGGATGATACTTATTGTTTCAATGAACCCAAAAAACATATGGGAATTTTTAATGGAATAATCACTGGACAATGCACCGAAATCGTAGAGTACTCTGACGATAAAGAGACCGCTGTTTGTAATTTGGCCAGTATTGCACTACCAGCTTTTGTAAATGAAGTCACCAAAGAATTTGATTACGAGAAACTACATTACGTCACCAAAGTTGTAACCAATAATTTAAACCGTGTCATTGACATTAATTTTTATCCTACTGAAAAAACGAAAACGAGTAATTTTAGACATCGACCTATTGGTATTGGGGTACAAGGATTAGCCGATACATTTATTTTAATGAATTTATCTTTTCATTCAGACGAAGCAAAGAATGTGAATAAACTTATTTTTGAAACTATTTACCACGCCGCTTTAGAAAAAAGTAATGAATTGGCAATACAAGACGGACCCTATAGTTCATTTGCTGGCTCACCTGCTTCACAAGGTATTTTACAATTTGATTTATGGGGTAAAGAACCTGTTCCAGGCCGTTATGATTGGAGCCTTTTAAAAGAGTCAATTATTCAACACGGAATAAGAAATTCGCTATTAATTGCTCCTATGCCTACTGCATCTACATCGCAGATTCTCGGATACAATGAGTGTTTCGAGCCGATTACTAGTAATTTATATAGTCGCCGCACGTTAGCTGGCGAATTTGTAGTGGTAAATAAATATTTAATGAAGGAACTCATACAGTTAGGTCTTTGGAATGAACAAATTAAAAATAATATTATAGCAAATAAGGGTTCTGTTCAACAATTGACCATGTTATCAGAAGAAATTAGAAATAAATACAAAATTGTTTGGGAAATGCCTATGAAACATTTAATCGATATGGCGGTTGACAGAGGTGCGTATATTTGTCAAAGTCAAAGTTTGAATTTGTGGTTAGAAGACCCAACATATAATTCATTAACATCTATGCATTTTTATTCTTGGAAACAAGGGCTAAAAACAGGTATTTACTATTTACGAAGAAAGGCCAAACATCAAGCACAACAATTTACGATTGAGCCAGAACAAAAAACAAATGTTGGCGAAAAAGATGAAATATGTGAAAGTTGCTCTGCTTAATCCACTTTTGGAAAAAGTGGAGCAAAAAAACCGTAACTAAAAGTATTTAGGAATTGTTTTGATGCTTTCAGTGAATGTTTGTATCGACTTTCAGCGAACCACATTTGGCTCCGCAACGGCTTAAGCTTCGCGGAAGTCCCTTTGGACCTTTCCTAAAGGTGGAAAATTAGTTTTGTTTTATCTATAAATCGTTCGCATGTTTTATTTAAATCTACATCATATTTCAACTGCACAAAACAACGCAACGTCACTAAAATATCGTTAAACGAATTGTGTAAATGATTCGGAATAGTATTGAACAATTTTTGATGTAATTCTATTAATTTGGGATATTTATTATATTCTTTGCCGTACTTGTCGGTTTTTTTAATACTACATAATTCTATCGTGTTTTGCATGGTGCAAAATATATTCGTAAAATTGGCCAATTTAGACAAATTGTTTTTATATTTTTTTATTTTATCTTCTGGAATCATATTCGAATAAATAAGTCTTAATAATTCAACCTTCACCATTTGAATATCAAATGTTACATTATGTCCAACTAATACGTCTGTTGTTTTAAGATAATTACAGAATATATGTAATATTTTACTCAATTTTACACCTTTTTCTTGAGATATTTCTTTTGTTATACCATGAAGATTGATGGATTCTTGAGAAATGGTAACATTTGTATCTACTTTTATTACATCATCCCTAGACATGACAATATCGTTTTTTTCTGTATCATAAATTACATAACTAAATTGTACGATGTGAGGCCATAAATGTAATGTATCTGGACTAATTATTTTTGATTGAGGCAAACCTGTTGTCTCCGTATCAAAAACTAAAACGCGCATATTAATAAGTCTTTGTTTCTAAGTTTAATATAAAAATAAAAATAATTTTATTATCAATTTTATTTGTTACATATAATTTTTACAAATACCAAAGCTCCTACGATGCCATATGGTTATTCCATGTTCTTTGATTCCGTCTAAGTGTCTTTTGGCACCGTATCCTTTGTTGGAATCTATCCCATAATATTCCGCTAATGTAGGGTTTTGCTGACATAATTCATCAATATATTTATCCCTTTCTACTTTTGCCAAAATAGACGCCGCTGCAATAGATGCGTATTTATTATCTCCGCCTTCAACTGTTACATGTGGAATGGTTTCTATCTTGTTCGTTTTCTTATTTAAATAAGAGATTGGTTTAAAATAATTACCGTCAATTAATAAACTAAACGAATAATCGGTTTTCTCTTCTTTTCCCTTATCTTTAAGAAGTTTGTTAAACTGTTTTTTAACTTCTAATATTGAGGTATGCATGGATGATTGTGTAGCCTGTAAAATATTGATTTCGTCAATCGTTTTTTCGTCTTCAAAACTTATATACCAAGCCAAAGCGTTTTCTTTTATATATTTCGCAGCTTCTTCTATTTTCTTTTTTGAATGAAATTTTTTACTGTCTTTCACCTTTGAACAATCAAAACTGTCATCTTTAGGTAAAATTACAGCAGCTGTATAAACTCTACCAAATAACGGACCTCTACCCACTTCATCAACCCCTATTTCATATACGTTTTCATCTTTATTGTAACATTTTTTTAATATAGGTTCAGGTGCCTTGGGCTTTCTTGTTTTTATTTTTGGCAAAAGCACATATTCTTCATCAGAATCATCAATAATCTCTGCACATTCGTAGTCTGTTTTCATAATTGAATTGAATAATTTCTATAATAATTATTCAATTCAATTTTAAATAAAATATAGTTGCAAACTTTTTTCACTATATAAATTATACAATGAATACTGAAGCATTATTTGTTTTCTTAATTTTATTATTAGGCCTAATTTTATGTTCCTTTTTAGGAGGTAAATGTAACAATGAAGGTTTTACTACTGACTTTTCAGGAACACTTACAATAAATCAACCAACAAATAATGGCACATCTACCACTGCTACTTCTACCAACGGTGCTTCTACTAGTTCTCCTGTAAATTATGATAACTATAATCATTATAGCGGTTCTTCAACACAATTAGCAAGTGGTACTACATTTTATGGACAAAATGGCGGTTCCGTTGTTGTTAAAACCAATAGTGATGGAACACAAAGTTTACAAGTAACATTAGCAAATGGTCAACAACCAATGACGTTTACGGTCCAACCAACATCATCTACCACAGGAACATCATCTACTACAGGAACATCATCTACCACAGGAACAGCATCTACCACAGGAACATCATCTACCACAGGAACATCATCTACCACAGGAACAGCATCTACCACAGAAAGCTATACCAACTATTATGGAAATTATGGAACCGCAACCACTTATTATGGACCAAATGGTTCAACTGCTACAGTAGCGAGTGCAAATAATGGGCAACAAGCTATTAATGTTCAAACTCCAAATGGGTCTTACACCTTTACCCAATCTGGTAGTTATTACAATCCTGATAATACCTCATCCACTCAATACTACGGCAGCACTGGTTATCAGGTAGATACCTATCAAGGCGCTTATGGTGGTTCGGCTGGTGCAGTCACTGGACCTCAAGGCAACACTGCCTATTATGCTCAAGGACCCAATGGAAATACCGTTGCAGGAACAACTAGTAATACCAGCTCAAGCAGTCAGTATTACGGTCCTTATGGTGGTTCAGCTGGTGCGGTCACTGGACCTCAAGGCAACACTGCTTATTATGCTCAAGGACCCAATGGA